TAAACCACACCGGTGTGGATACTTTCCACACCGGTGTTTTCTTTTTAAGAGACCACCGGGGGAAACGGAAGAGGTCTCGATTTCCAATAGATGTCTCCTCAAATGGCACCCCACCCATGTTCGGAAAGAGGATGCCCCCACCTCGTGAAGGCGGGGGAGGGCAGGTACTGCCCTGAGCATGCACGTATCCACCAGCAGCGGTATGACGCCCAGCGGGGCACAGCTGCGCAGCGTGGTTATGGTGCGCGCTGGCGAAAGATCCGTGAGCGCAAGCTGAACCGGGACCCGCTCTGTGAGGACCCGTACGGGGTACATGGTACGGGGGGTGCGGTGGTCGAGGCCACTGATGTGGATCATATCGTACCCAGGCGTCAAGGTGGATCAGATCGAATGGAGAATCTTCAGAGTCTTTGTAAATCATGTCATTCGCGCAAGACCGCGCTCGAGGATGGGCGCTGGGGATAGGGGCATTAAATCTCTGGCCAGTCTTTCTATGAGACCGGCCGGGTAGCCTTCCTCACACACCCGCGAAACTCATTAATTTTCCACCGGAGCAGCAGCAGGTAAAAGATGGCAGTTACAGGACGAAAACCAAAGCCAACAGCAGCAAAAAGGCTCGCTGGAAATCCAGGAAAAAGGCCGCTGAATCAGGGCGAACCTCAGTTTTTGGGTCCAAAGCCGCGCAAGCCTGCTGGGCTGCCATATTATGCCAGTGTGTTCTGGGATAAGCTCGCCGGTCCGTTGTATGAGAACGGGCTGCTTACAGTGGCAGACGTGCCGGTCTTCGAAGGGTTGTGCTACACCTTCCACTTCATGAAAGAGGCTGCCAAGATCCTGAAATCCGATGGCCAGATCACTACTGATGAAAAAGGCCTGAAACGTAAGCATCCGGCTAATCAGTTGTTTCGAGATAACTACAAATTGCTGATGCAAGCTGCGGCTGAATTCGGGATCAGCCCGTCGAGCCGGTCCAGGATGGATCTGGGGCTGGCTGATGGAGATGAAAGCCTGGCCGAGGTTCTTTTTAGCATGGTGAAGAAAAGCGGATGAGCCCAATCGAATATACGGCTGAGAAATACTGCGATGACGTAATCAGCGGCAAAGTGCCAGCCTGCAACTGGACGCGCTTGGCCTGCATCCGGCATCGGAAAGATCTCGATACGGCTCACGAGCGTGGCCTGTATTTCGATGAGTGGGCTGGCACAGTTGCGATCGCTTTCTTCCACCTGCTCAAACATTCGAAGGGTGAATGGGCCGGGCAGCCCTTTATTCTCCAACCCTGGCAGCAGTTTATCATTTGGGTCCTGTTTGGCTGGAAGCGGGCTGATGGCACGCGGCGGTTCAGAACGGCATATATCGAGGTGCCCAGGAAGAATGGGAAGTCAACTCTTCTGGCTGGAGTTGGGCTGTACCTGTTAGCAGCTGACAATGAGCCTGGAGCTGAAGTGTATGCAGCTGCAACCAAAAAAGAGCAGGCCAAGATAACACATTCTGAAGCGACCCGAATGGTCAAGCAATCCCCGCAATTGAGGAAGCTGATCACCACATACCGGGACAATCTGCATGTGGTCAAAACCGAATCCAAGTTCGAGCCGCTGGGGCGCGACACGGACAGCATGGACGGCTTGAACATCCACGGCGCCATCGTCGATGAGGTCCACGCCCACAAAACCCGCGAGCTGTGGGACCTGCTGGAGACGGCCACCGGTTCCCGGCGCCAGCCGTTACAGATCGGGATCACAACTGCCGGATCCGACCGCCAGAGCCTTTGTTTCATGCTGCATGATTATGCCGAAAAGATCCTCTCAGGAGTGATCGCGGATGATACCTTCTTCGGGATCATCTACACAGTCGACAAGAGGAAAAACAAGCAGGGCAAGGACGATTACGACTGGGAGGATGAAAAGGAGTGGGCGAAGGCCAATCCGAATCTGGGGATCTCGGTCAAGATCGAGGATATGCGCCGCCTGGCCAAACGGGCCAAAGAGATGCCCTCTCAGCTGAATTCCTTTTTGCGGCTGAAGCTGAACATCTGGACCCAGGCCACCACGCGCTGGGTCAACCGCGAAAAATGGGACGCCTGCAATCAGGGGCCGATCGATAGGGAAGACCTAATGGGTCGGGAATGCTTCGGTGGCCTGGACCTGTCTTCCAATATCGACATCACAGCGCACGTCAATATCTTTCCCCCGGAAATCGAGGGAGAGAAATACCGGGCACTGTGCCACTTCTGGATACCGGAAGACAATGTTGAGAAGCGCGTCAAAGAGGACCGCGTGCCCTATGATGTCTGGATCCGGGAAGGCTACATCACGGCCACCCCTGGCAACGTGATCGATTATGACTTCGTCCTGGCCCAGATCGATGAAGACGCAGAC